ATCAATGTTTGATTGATCTAAAAGAAGTTTACGAGGATCCGCAGGAGACAGACCACTGTGAGACACCATAGTTGCCTGATAAGATTCATTCAGCATCACGGTTCCGCCATCAGTACTCACTGAGATGGATCCGACTGGGCATTCGTCTTCATTGAGAGTTTTGTCTGGGCAGCTAGGTAGAAGAATGATTAAACTTCGCCCAATCTCGTCAACCGTCATAGAGAAGTCTGTTCCTCTGACTGTAATACTTGCGGTTGGCGTACGTATATTAACATTTTCTCTGCTAGTTTTAGCTAGCAGGCCAGATGTCATCTGAACTGTTCCAAGAGCAACCTCCATCGACATCTTACCAGCGCTCGTGTTTGGATCGTACACAAAATCATCAATCACTAACTTACTCTGCTCTGTGATTTCAACTCGTGTACCGTCTTCGAATGTTAAACCAAGGCGAGTATTAGCAGTAATTAATTGATCTAACATTTCAATACCAAAGCCCATTTCAACAGCGAGTTTATCGCTGTCTCTTCTGGCTTCCGCTGCACTACCTTTGAAATCAGTCACGGTCCCAACCTCGGCTGATGCGAGGTTGGGAATGATCATCATTACAATGAATATGATTCTCCACATATTAGTGTTGAACGATATCCACGGTGTTAGTATCTCCGTCTATATCAACGTGTACAATGTGTCCTGAAGATGTAGTCTGAGTAAGATTAATCACGTTGAAATCACTTGGCGTTGTTTGACCGACATTGAACACGTTAGTCGCACTTGCTGCGTCCAATGCAAAGTTAATTTCGTTATTATTACCGGTAAGATTGAGCGTAGTATCCGTGAGGTTTACTTGAATACCACTGCAGTTACCGTTAGTGTAATCTTTACATAGAGTGATTGTGTTATCGTTACCTATGACGGCTGCGACGAAATTGTTATCGACTCCGCCACTGATATTTGAAAGCACTTCATTGAGGTCACCTTCAACTCTGTATTCATAATTCGTGTCATTAGCACTTACCTGAATAAAGATGTCAGCAACGTTTCCGTCACCATCTTGAACAATCTCGACGTTGATGTCGTTACCGTTCACGATCATAGGAGCTGCTTCTGTATTGATTCTGTTGTTTCCGTTTTGCTGAAGTACGTTTACGTTAGTACTATTTCCAGCTTGGTCGATATAAACTTCGCTTGCGAATGATGGAACCGCGATTCCTATCATAAGTGCAGAAGTTAATAGTAGGTTTTTCATTTTAGTTTTTCCTTTTGTTATTGTTTGAAAGCCCAGTAGCCGTTCTCGGCACCTTCTTTGATCATTTCAACAACTGCGGCCTGAATCGCGAGTCTTACTGCATGGTTCACCGGTTCGTTCTGTGAATTACCAATTTCAAGTTCGACGTTCTCAGTACCTGCCTCTATAAACTTGAAAACACCTAAATTTGTACTTGTACTTAATACTGTTTTTGTCACTGCTGTACTTGTTAAAACTTCACCAGATTTTACAGAAACAGCTCGCATTGAGACAGTAATCACGTCTTCGGTGTAACGAGTGCTAGGTCCTATTCCAAGGTATCTTGCACCTGCGCCACCGGTTAATGTATTTGAGTCATAGCCAACGATTGCTCCTTCGACAATTACTCCTGCGAATAGCATAGGAGATATAGGAGTCTCATCACCAACTTCTTCTCTCGTCTGACGTATAATTTGACGTTCGCGCGCTAGGTTCTCTAACCCTACACGTTCTACAACACGGAACCAAGTTCCGTTCCCAGCATCACGTAATGCTTTGATTACGTATTGTTCTGCACCCTGCGTAACTGCGGTAGAGATGTTAGCAAGTTTTTCGCTCGGTAGTCTCTGACCAGTTTTATCTTCAAACGAATACACCGCAACGACCATTGCACCCTGTGCTGGTGGCGGAAGATTCATAAAATCTTTCTCTGTCACGACGGCCTTTGGTGGTTCGCTCGGTATTCGATTCACTGTGGTAGAGCAACCAGCAACGAGGCCTGCGAATAAGAGTGATAATACTATCTTTTTCATTAGAATGCAAACTCCCCTACTGGTACATCAAAGCTGGATGCTAAGTCTCCGTTAGAATCATATACTTCTATGTATATTCTATCGTCTGTTCCGCGCATCCATTTTATTCTGTCACCAAACGGCGTTTCGACTTCTGTCCATTCTCCAATGACTGCGCCGCCGCCTTCGCCAAATAGGTTATCCGCTATCTGACGTGAAAGCTGCGCGTATATTCTTGATTCTAGATTGTTTTGAAATTTGTATACGTTGCTATTGCGATACTCACGATCGGCTCGCTCGATAGCAGCTAGTTCATCAGCGACTATTTTGTCTTTTCTTTGTTGTTCTAACTGATGAATTGTAAGTACGTGTGTGCCGTACCCGTTTCCACTGAACGCTGGGCTGTTGAATTCAAAAACTTCAGCGTATGTTGGTGTACTTAAACATAAAGACGTTATAAGTAGTCTCTTTATCATACTTTCTTTCCTCTGTTGTCATAACAAAATCATGAATAGCATTATAAAGAGTCGATTGTTGTTGTTATTTCTTATCTAACCTAGTAGTTTCTTTTTCAGGTGTAACTTCTATTGTATCTTTGGAAATTCTGAGTTCTTCTTGTCTCTCAAGGATCATGTCGAGCTTCGTTCTCAATCTTATCAGATCATTATCTAACATTCTTATTCTATCAATAAGAGCAATAAGAGTCATATGAGATTCGCCGACGACTGGATCTACTTCTTCGGTCACCCACGTCCAAATATAATAAATGAAATAGCCTAAGCCGAAGGCGGCTATGATTGGAAAACCATACTGGCTTATTGCTGCTGCGATATCCAAAATTCTAATCCGTTCTCTTTAGTCTTTTCTTGCGTCTTTTTGCCCGTCGGCTCTTGCAATTCTGTCTAAATCCGGTTTTACGCCAAAGGCATTACACATTTGAACATCGATACGAACGAGTTCATTGTTCATGGTTTTTACTCTATTGTCCAGAGCCATAACAAATCCACGTTGTGTCTTTATACTGTCTAGAACTCCAGCAAGTATAAATCGTAGCGTAAGGAATACGAAGAAGCCCCCGGCTAAAGAAGCCGCTATTGGAAATCCAACATCTGATACTAAACTAAGAAAATCCATTCAATATCCTCCTCACGACCTATTTATACTTGGTAGATTTTCTCCTGATATAAATCTAATAAATTTTTGCATATACGAAGATAAGATAATCAAAATATTTTAATTTTGGTGCCCCTACCCGGACTCGAACCGGGACTCCTTTCGGCATCTTAAATATGGTGGGTAATCTCGGACTCGAACCGAGAAACAGAATATTTTGAGTATTCTAGGTATACCAATTCCCTTCAATCACCCATATAAAACTTCCCAAAATCTACTACTATATTTACTTTTACAGTATTTGATGGGTTCTTTTAAATCTTCTTTAAAAAGATATTTAACAATATCTTTTGTTTGAATATATTTTTCATTATCTTTATCAGACCAAAGATAACCTTTTATTTCTAATAATTTATTGTTATCAGTCACAAAATCTGGAATGTATTCATACTCGATACTATCACAGATATATTTTATTCTATTTTTGTTTCTTTGTAGTTTCTGATTTAATACTTCAATAGACCAAATATAATATGCTAATTCCCATGAACTGTGAAAATATACACCGTCATAGTGACCTCTATGACCTTTCCTTCCTGAACTATCATACTTGCCTTCAGATATTATTTTAAGTCTTTTTTCCGATATTTTTCTTTTAGATTGTTCAGTATGGGGTCTTCCTTTTTTACCTTTCTTAGTCATAGAATTTAAATGTGAAATTCTGCGAACATTTTCATTAGTTTCTTTCGTAAATCCAGTAGACCAAGCAATTTTTCTTTTTGTTTCATCTGGTAGATTTTTATATTGAGTTTTCTGATCAACTCTCCTGCCAGAAGAATACACATCTTTGTTCTTTATTGAATTCTTTTTTCTGTTTTCGGGGCATTTATTCGGTGAACTATCACACATCCAATTGCCAGATTTATTCTGTTTTATTGCTGTTCTACCACACCCATAGTGGCATATAAATATCGTCATGGCTGGAAATCTCCTTCGTATATTTCTAGAATGGTTGGGGACTGCCATCCCGCGAACCATACTTATTTATACAAAATCAATCTGCCGCGACTGCCAATTTCACCATAGGGGCATTAGTCAGGATGGTTTTTGAGCGTTTACAAATTACAAGTTTGTTGCTTTATTTTTGCTGAACCCATCCTTGAATCTTTACAGGATCAATTTTTGCAGGATTTGAACCTGCTATTTTCGATTTTGAAGATCAAAAAGTTATCCGAAGATTTTTTGCTGAACTGATCCTTTTAACTTTAGTCCCGGGTTCCCATACGGTGAACCTATTATCCTCCAGTCTAAGACTAATGAGGCGGGAATTTTATCATTGCGCTAAGTTGCTTTAATCCTTTTGACGTTGGATGTACACCATCATGTGATAGTTCTACTTGGTCAATATTAAAAACATTATCATTATACTCATTAGCCAATTTAAGAGCAGCTAATGCACCTTCTTTACTATTGGCACTAATCAACCATATTACTTTATTTTTAATTTGATCGCGTACTTCTTTCATAGAGTCATACGGATCATATCCAATATCATTTGAACCTAAACTAATAACCGTAAGTTCTGATTTGAATACCGAATATGTTTCCGCATACGATTGAGAAGTAATCCCAACTTTTGCTTGCAGTTCGCAATGTTTAGCAAACTGTGAAAGACCTACTGCAATAGAATCTCCAATAATCAAACATTCAAGCATATTTTACCTTAATTTTTTTGGTGCGGAATGAGAGGGTCGAACTCCCGACAACCTCGGTGTAAACGAGGGGCTCTACCACTGAGCTAATTCCGCAATATTCTTAAACTGTTTCACCTTCTGATACTCTACAATGGCTTTCTGAATATATAAAAGGTGGGTAATTTAAAGACATCATAATAAGTAAGTTTAAATTTGCTTCACGAGCTTCATCATACATTTGATTTGCACGAATTATGCAATGCTCTTCTGTTTTATATGGTCCCCAAGTATCTTCAAGTATAATGCAGGAAGATCGGTCAATTTCCATATTTAAATTTGCAGCGCAAGCAATTACAAACGCGTGAAACATTGTCACATCCTTGTATTGGTGTAAATATTTATATGGTCGGTCTCTCCCTGATGTCACACCTTTGCAGAGCGGTCTCTACAACCGTAAAGGATGCTTCGATGTTTGCAGTGCCTTTGAATTTTGGAGCCCACGGAGGGAATCGAACCCCCATTTTCAAATCCAATTACGTGTACGACGTTCGTAGCGCCGTTCGTTTACGTGGGCAATTATTCAGGATCAACTTGTTTTTCAAACCAAAAATTGAAATTTTTATTTGTTGCTGAAATGATCCTTAGTATTATTTGGTCCTGACTCTTGGAATCAAACCAAGTTCTCCCGGTCCACAGCCGAGCGGGTCAATCATCAACCCCTAGTCAGGATAAGAATATTTGGCTGGGAAGGGTGGACTCGAACCACCAACCTCCAGATTCAAAGTCTGTCATTCTACCATTGAACTACTTCCCAACAAAATACTCTGAATAACCGGCCCCGCCTATCTCGCCGCTATTCTGGCTCTACCATTTTACCCTGAATTTACCCAGTCAAAAATAGAACCTTCCATTAGTATTATTCTTCTCGTCCCATGAAAAAGTCAATTTGATCCGAGTCACAGTAGTTTTCAAGAAGCCAAGTTTCAAGAACCGATTCGTCAGCAGTCAGTTGGCATAACTTGGCATGAGGCCATCCACCACCCGGTCCTTCTTCTTGAATGACTTCAAACTTGATGTGGGTTTGAGCAAAGTGTTGATAAAGTTCGTTGATAGACTCTTCAAAAACAAGATCGAGTTGAATGGTGTGAGTCATTGTCTTTCCTTTTCATTCCTTATATTCTCAGTATAAACTGATTCTATAGGAATGTCAACCATTAAATAAACAGGATCATTTTGCTATGCCATCTGCTCTTCCGCTGAGCTACAAGATTCTTGTGTGAATCTTGGTGGGATTTGAACCCACGACCTGTTGGTTAATAAAATTGCTGAATTGATCCTTAAACTTGGAGCGGGTAGCGGGGAACGATCCCGCGCTTCTACTTTGGCAAAGTAGTAGGCTACCACTACATCATACCCGCATTTATTTTGGTCTGTGTGATTGGATTTGAACCAACGACTTCTAGTTTCCAAAACTAGCACTCTGAACCAGGCTGAGCTACACACAGATATTCTTTGACCTAGGGGATTTGAGTCGCTATGCTCAGTGATCGTTTCCTAGGCCTTAGCTTCGTTTTAGTTTGGTCTGCCATGAGAGATTCGAACTCCCGACCTACGGTACCCAAAACCGTCGCGCTACCAGACTGCGCTAATGGCAGATAATTGGTGCCCAGGGAGGGATTTGAACCCTCACGCCTTGCAGCGCCACCCCCTCAAGATGGTGTGTCTACCGTTTCACCACCTGGGCAAATACCATCAAGGGCGCATAGGATATACGCCCTGAACGACGATCATTTTTCTAATTTCGTTTGGTTTCCAGTCTCTTTTAACACCGTTAGCATCAACTGGTCTTAGGTCAGGAAGTGCGAAATCATTTACACCGTCACCACCGTAATTAGCACCTAGTAGTGAAAAGAGTGCTTCATTATTCCTAATTGACAGTTTTCTACCATCACAAGGAAGAAACCCTTCAGGTGTCCACCATAGCGCCATTTCAACCACAGAACTAAGATAATTGTCCATTTAAATACCTCCATAATAAGTGCTCATGCACGAAGATATTTATTAGAATTGGTAGTCGATATAGGGATCAAACCTATGACCTTCTCCGTGTAAAAGAGTTGCTCTATCGCTGAGCTAATCGACCATTATTTTGGTGCGCCTGGAGGGACTTGAACCCCCACGACCGAAGTCACCAGATTCTAAGTCTGGCGTGGCTGCCAATTACACCACAAGCGCACAGTTTATTTTATTTTTCTTCCTAATTTCCATCCATCAGGTACAACATCGGTCTTTTTGATTTTACGGTTAGAAATTCCATCAGTTATCCAAATAGTACCAAATTGCGAGTTGCCTGGTCCAGATTGTGAAATAGATGATTTTTCTCCGATTATCTTTTTAGTATTTTCTGTATGATTCTTGTTTATAAACCCGTTTGGGTGCATTTTATTACGAATTTTTGTTGTTTCAGATACTTTGGATCTAAAGTCTGGATCTGTTTTAATTCTATTAGCATAAGAATTTCCACCTTTTTTGCTCCACTTTAAAAACTCTGTAGTATTTTTTATTTGCATTATACGGTTTTCAAACCCATTTCTAATTGAGCTCGTATTTACATAACCCCAACCACCGTTTCCACCAGGGCAAAGATTATAAGTATCTTCTTTCAAACAAAATTCTTCGGTAACAAGTTCTGCTTCCTTAGTATTCATGTCTGCTTCATTGTCAAACTGGAAAAGTATTTCTTTCTTAAAATTTTCAATTCCGTGTTTAGATATGGCTCTTTTTAAATGTTTACCTGAACCCATGTAACCATCATCTATGTCCTTTGTCTGATGCTTACCGATATATATTTTGCCGTTTAGAATATTTGTTATCTTGTAAATTGTGTAGAACATGAAATGCACCTATAGTTTTACCCATTCGGTACTATTTATACATTTCATGTTTTCTGTGATGCCCCACGAGGATTCGAACCGCGCTTTCCTGATTCAGAGTCAGGCGTCCTACCAGATAGACGATGGGGCAAAAATTTCAGCCGGGAATTCTTTAGTCAGGCGCCGGATCGCCTCGTTGTTGGTGGACCATATGGGAATCGAACCCATTGACGAGTCGCTTGCAAGGCGTCTCCGCTACCCCATAGACATGGCCCGAAACTTTACTGGTTCTCACGTATTGAACCGAATGCTGTCTAGCATTTCGACCTTAGGCACAGTCATTACACCTAGCCATAGGTATCTAGATCAAACTTTGATTAAATTTTATGCTAGATGATCATATGCGTTATGGCTGCGATCAAATCCATGCTTTTTAGAATGTGCAGCAAAGGCCTCGGGGTGATCATCTTTTATTGAGTTATACTCGTCCACCCATGACATCATACGATTAGATGGATTTTCATTCCAGCGGTGCTTGTATTGTGACAGTGATTTAGTTAAATCACCCAGGCGCTTGACATGTTTGTCCATAGTTGATTGTTCTATCATATATTGTGAAAAAGTTTTCATGTTAAATCCTTTTTGAGAATATTTATAACACGACGAAAATTTGGTTGCGGGTACACGAGTCGAACGT